TGAGGTTTAGTCCAACGGCTGTCATCAGGATCGCAACGTTCACAGGAACGATCAGGTAGACAAGAAGCCCGACCGTCATCGTGCGAAAGTCCAGAACACCCCTGGGACAGCTGGTTGCACTAAAGCGTCCTCCCGACGCAAGCCCGCGTCGATAGGGCCACCGAACCGACATTCCCCAAGTGGCCTGTCGTTTGACAGCAAGATCATCTATTCGCCCTGATCATCAAGGGCTTTGTGGGTCATTCGGGCCATCGGCGATCTACTACCCGAAATGGACAAGAAGCCACTGATGTCGGATGGAGCACAGCGCCTGGCCAAGCTCAAGTCGGCAGAGCGCGCTCTCCATCTCCTAGCGTGAACAGAAGCACCGACGTATTTACCATGAGACGGCCCAGATTCTTAAGGCCGATCGACCTCATGCGGACACCTCCACGACCGGCAATGTCACTTCGCTCGCCACCACCCCATGCTGGATCTCGATGCGGTCGGCATCGGAGCGGACATGGGTCATGAAATGCACCTTCGTCCCCACCGTCACCGGTTCCCCCAGGTTCGACGAAATCGTCAGCCGTTGACTGGCACCCTCCGCGACAGCTGCGGTAATCGTCCGAAACCGTGGACCCCCCGGCATCTCCAGCAGGACCTTGCGGCCGACATAGGCTGTCAGGTCAGCAACGGGGGCCACGCGCATCTGCGCTGAGCCCAAGGTCATGGCGGCCTGCAGCTGCAACTCGCGCCCCCAGGTCGGCAGCCAGAAGCTCGCCTGCCGCCCGCGCAGCGACCACAGCCAGCGGCACAGCGCCCATCTCTTTGCAGGGCCCTGCGCCTTCAGGGTGAGGGTTTCGCCGCGCTCAAAGACATCGCGCAGCGCCTCAATCACCACCGGGCCGAAGCCGTTGTCGACGTATTCGACGGCGCGGCGCAGGCTCGCCGACAGCGGCGCGCGGGTCAGGCTTGGATCCGTCTGAACCGGGTACCCGAGATAGATGGGCAGGACGATGGGCGCCAAATCAGGGGCGTCGCGCAGCAGAAAGGTTGCGCTGACCGTGCCATCGTTCTGGCGGCGGCGCTCGATCTCCAGGGCCGAGGCAAGGATGCCGATGCGCAAAGGGGCCACCGTGACACGGCCTGCGGGTACCGTCATCGTCGGTGCTTGCAGGACCAGGGGTTCAGCGAGGATCAACCGATCTGGCTGGATGGCGACAATCCCTACCGACGCGGCATTTCCACCATCCAGAGCGATGGCGGCAAATCCCTCTGCCCGGAAATCCGCAACACTGGTATCGAGCGCAATCTCCAGATCGCCCTGCGTCAGATCCATCGTCGGCTGCTGTGCCGTGTGCCAGAGCGGCACCCACCATTCCTCAGCAAACCCCGCCCGCACCAATTCCGCAGCCCGCGCCATGTCTAGGGCGTCACAGCGATGCCTGAACGTGACGATCTCGCGGGGCAGGGACCTCAGGGCGATGCGCTGTTCGCCTGCACGCGCCTGCAGCACATCGGTGCGCCATTCCAGCACTTCGTTGACACATTCTGCGGCTGGAAACGGCCAGAGCGGTGGTTGGCCCATCCCGTCAGGCATTGAGGGAGCCTCGATTGCGGCGGATCACGTTCAGGATGGCGCGTTCGCCTGAAGAGGTGGCGAGGTAATCGCCGACGACAGACGGGTCGAGGACGTTGATGATGCGGGTCGACATCGCAGGGGCAGGGGCCGCACCATCGCCGCTCATCTCCACCCCAAGCCTGCCACCCTTGCCACGCCGGAGCGGCAGGATCGCCTCGGGCCCGGCCTCGCCCATCAGCCCTATACCCTTGGCGAAGGGGAACAGTCTGGGGCGGTTCACCACGCCACCCTGCGCGAAGGCTGTCAGTTCGGTACCACCCGCGAAGACCCCACCTTTGGCAAAGCCGAACAGGCTGCCGAGGATACCGCCACCCGCGCCGCCGCCGCCCATGAAGGCGTTAAGCAGCGCCGTCTCGATTGGCTTGAAGGCGAGCTCAATCAGCCGGGTGGCGAGGTTCTGCGCAATGCGCGAGATCGCCCCGGCAAATGTCTCCCAGCTGAACTCGCCAGATTTGAGCGCCTCCTTGATCGGGCCGGTGATGTCCTGCGCGAGGCCTTGCGCGATCTCGCGCGACTTCTCCGCAGCGGCGCCGACGGCCTCGGCTGTGGCTTCCCAGGCGGCCTTGGCGGTATCAGCGGCCGCACTGAGCGCGCCTCCTGCGGCGCGCCCTGCACCGCCCGCACGCTCCGCGGCGTTGCCCGCGCCATTGAGTGCCGCTTCGACTCCGCTCGCAGCGACCTCGGCCCCGCCAAGGCCCGACGTTGCCTCGGTCGATCCTGCGGCAACTGCCGTGCGCAGCGCTACGACAGACTGCAGAGGGGCGGTGGCGGCCGCGGCCACACCGGCCATTGTGCCCCGCAGCGCCTCCACCTCCGCCCGCGCGGCCGCTGCAACTTTGGTCAGCCCCAGATCGGGCGCGGCAATCGGCGTCTGGGTAAAGGCCGCTTCAAAGGCCGCACGGGCCTCGACCCCGGCATTTGCGGCGGCCCCCGCAAACGGGTTCTCGATGCCACCGAGCTCGATCGTGCCAATCAGTGGCACCCGCTTCTCGACACCCAGCACGTCAAGACCGGCATTGATCCCTTCGAGGAAGCCGTCGATCCGGCGCGCCACGCCATTCAACATCGCCTCAACCCCGCCAATCAGCGCATTGGCCGCGCTATAGGCGAATTCGCCGATGCTGGCGGGCAGCGCTGACCAGAGCACTTTCACCGCCTCGAGCGCGCCCTGGAAGGTGTTTAGCGTTGCATTGCCAAAGGTGACCACCGCTTCCAGCGATGCCTGCAGCGCCTCGGCGATGCCGGCCCGGATCCCGGCCCAGCTCGCCAGGATCTCGAGACCCACCGCGACTGCGCCCAGCTTCATGCGGCCCCAGACCTCGCCGGCGAGATCACCGAGCAGTGCTAGTGCTGTCCCCAACCCGCCCGCGCCCTGCACAAGCCGCCCGAACTGGAACACCAGCTCGCCCGCGCCCACCACCAGCGCTCCGATCCCGGTGCGGATCAACGCACCGCGCAAGATCACTAGGGCGGTGGCCAGCGCGCGGACCGACAGTGCCGCCGCAGCAAGACCCACGACCCAGCGCCCGGCCATTAGGGCGGCAACGGTTCCGGCATAGGTCGCAAGCCGCTCCAGCTGGCCGAAAAGAACCGTGAGTGCACCCCCGACCGGGCCGGTGCCGCGCGCCATGTCGGCCAGCGCATTCGCCACCGTCTCCAGGGCCGGTGCGACCGCCGCTGTCAGCCGGTTGCTCAGTCCAAGCCAGATCAGGCCAAGCCGGGCAATGGCATCGCCGGTACGCTCGATCTGGGCCGCATCACTGGCGCTGACCGCCACGCCAAAGTCGCGCACATCCTGTGCCGCCTCCCGCAGGGTGGCCGCATCGATGCGCAGGAAGGCAAGAGCCGCCCGGTCGCCAAAGAGATCAGAGGCCACGGCGGCACGTTCCGCCTCAGGCACCAGAGTGGTCAAGGCGTCCTGAATGGCCAGGATACGCTGATCCAGCGGCAGCGCCTGCAAGGCTTCCGCTGTCAGGTTCAATCGCGCAAGTGCCCCCACCGCCGACCCCGATCCAGTGGCGGCTTCAGAGAGCCGGGTGGTCAGCTTCTTGGTGGCCTGCTCGATCTCACCCAGCGACACGCCCGCCATTTCACCCGCCGCGGTCAGCACCTGCAGGCTCTCGACCGTGGTCTTCAACGAGGCCGCCATGTCCGCCTGGGCCCCGATAGTCTCGAGCCCCGAGCGTACCATGGCCACGCCCGCCGCCGCAGCTGCCACCGTCATCGCGGCCAGCGCCACCCCGGCCTTGCGGGCAAAGCCGCTGAGCCGGTCATTGGCCCGGTCCATCTCGGCGGAGAGCCGGCCAAAGCCGCGCACCCCGGCCTCGCCGACGCCTTCAAGCTCAGCCCGGACCTGCCGGCCACCCGTTGCCACCAGGCGGACGGAAACGCGCTTTTCTGCCATGGCTCAGGTCTCCGCTCCGAAGGAAGGTCCGTCTTGCGCTGCGGCGCAGGCGTCGTTCAAACGCCGCACCATCACCGCCTCGATCACGGGCAGCAGCTCAGCCGCCGCCCGGACATCGACGCCAAGGGCAGCGGCCATTGCCAGCGCCGCGCTCATGTCCCAGCCAAGCACAACCCCCGGCACTGCGCGGATCTGGCCCCTAAGCCGCCCCGCCAGGTCCCAGACCTGCCAGCCCTCATAGCTCAGTGGCGCGTTCAGGATCTGCGGGCAGTCCGCGCAGCGCCCTTCGCAGGCTGCGCAGTAGCGCTCGCCCCCGCCGAAGGACCACTCGGCAAGGGCGCGGAGACGTTTTTTTCTGCCTCGATCTCCAGCCCGCGGGCGACATAGTCGGTCTGGAACCGCTCGAACATCGGCCAGAGGTCGAGAAGGGCGGCGATGCCTTCCGGGCTGACCGGAAGGGCCGCACCGGTCGCATCCCCCACACCCTCCCAGGCGGTGATGGCGCGCGTCGCGATCGCCTTGGCAAAGGCCACGGCGACGGCGTCATCGGGCGACCCGGACGGCAGGGCGCGCAGCTCTGGATCGGTGCGGGCCGCAACCATCAGGGCGGTACTGAGCGGCTCCACCAGAAGGCGCACGCCCATTGGCAGATCAAGCCAGTGGGCCTCGCGGGCGAGGGTCAGGCGCAACATGGTCAATACTCCTCGATGCCATTGACGAGCGTGGCGGTGCACATCCGCCCCAGCGTGGTGTCACGTGCGGCCTGCCACTCGAAGCTCGCCTGCACGCCCTGCGGCCCCGCGATCTCGATACGCGGGCGCGGCAGATAGACGGCATGGGCGGCGAAGGTGAAGCTCTCCCCCGTGGGCAAGCTATAGGCAAAGCTCAGCGCGCAGGGATCACCCGCGATTGCCTGGTTGACCAGCGTGGGGTCGGCAAAGCGCACCTCGATCTTGCCGGTCAGCGCGGCAATGGAGGGATCGGCCCCCTCGATCCGCCCGTCCGAGCGGATCGTCTCAACCCGGTCTAGCGTGTTGGCATAGGTGATCTCGGCCGAGATGATGTTGC